GAAACGCTTGCCGATTCGTCTGTTGTTGCTGCCGGTGTTGGTGGCCGTTGTGGTTGGACTGCTCTGGTTCGCATGGTCACGACTACGTGCCGACGCTGACCCTGCGAAAGCACCATCCTCTGCATTAGCAACAGTCGCCGCCGCCGTGACAGGCGCGGGAGCGCCCACGGCGGCGACTGCAATGGTTGCTACGCCCGCCCAGTGGATGGATAGGTTCAAGGAACGTGTGCCCGGGGTTCCCTGGTCGGCTCCCGCGTATGACGGCTTTCAGGTGAAGGATTACCCGCGCCCGCTCTGCATCATTTCGGGTCAAGACTGGGAGGATACGTGTCGGTGCTACACCCAGCAGGCTACCCGGTTGAAAGTCTCAGATGAGCAGTGCAGGGACTACGTGCATAACGGCGCGTGGGACCCTTTCAAGGAACCTGTAGGGCAGGGTAAGGGTGACCAATCTGACCGTGTGGCCGAAGATGAAAAGTCGCCTGAAAAGGCATCAGGTCAAGTGACTGCAATGCTGCCGGTTCCGCCGGATTCGATTGGGGAGCCACGCAATGTCGTGCCTGCGCCGGAGCCGCATTTTTAAGGCACGGTGCAAGCGACAGCGTTTCCGTCTCGCGTCACGGATTCCCAGCCTGACAGGGTTTTTCGCAGCAGCACACCACCTCGGCATTGGGTTACGTCGTCAAAAGCCGGACAGGGCAGTTGTTCTGTCCGGTAGACCTCAACCGTTCGCGGTTTGTTGTTTTTGGCATTGGTGAGTTGCCGTTCCGTTTCAGCTAGGGCGGCCTTGTTGGCGCCGAGTGCCAGCCCGAGTCCAACACTGAGCATGCCGAGTAGCAATGCGGTTACTTGCCAGCCTGTCTTGTCCATGACGTTTCCCCTGTGATGCGGGTGGATGGTATCAGGTGCAAATTGGGGTGTAGGGGCTAAAGCCCCTACGGTGACGCTTCACCCGGCATGTCGCCTGGGCATGGGCATGTCGGGCCGGATATGGTCCCGAAGTCGGGTGACGTTGCTGCCACCCTGGATAACCTGCGCTTCACCGCGCCGGACCTGTTCCATCAATAGACGCCATTCCCGAGCGATGTTGCAGGTCAACGACCACCAGCGCATGTCCTCGGGATACAGGGTGTAATTCTCCGGCGTCCACATATGACCGGCCTGAAAACCGAAACCGGCCCAAGGGCCGGTCAGTTCGGTACGTATGAGGGGGTCAATCCGCTGGGTCATGCCTGGGCCTCCGTGGCTGGGTGTGGAACCCGTTTCGGAGGCAAGAGTCGGTCCAGCACCAGTTTCAGCAGGGACCAGTAGTACCGCCACGCCCGTCGGACCGCCCCCATAGCCAATTTCGCATAATGCATATTATGTTCAAAGTCAGGTGGGTCACCCTGGCCCGCGCCTGGCGCTACTACTGGCTACTGCTGAAACTGCTCCTAGACCGCCTCTTGCATGGCGATAGCTCCCCCACGGAGAACCGGAGCTTGGAAGCATGCAGATAGACCTCGATGGCGAATGGTACGGCTGGAAACAGCGTGGCCGGTACCTGGTGTCCCCTGAAGGCGACAAACTCACCCTGGAGCGGATGAAAGGCATCGCGTGGCGGTTGGACATGGAGGCCCGGCTGTCCGCCGCCCGCAACCGGAACGCGTCACGAAAAGCGGTTTCGCAGGGGTTAGTGAAGGTCGTCGTCGTGGACCTTGCAGACTGGCATGCCCAGCGCTTCGGGAGCCGTGCGGGATAAGAGCCCGCTCCTTCCAGTCGCTTTCACCGTGGGCTACGCCCACAACGACTGATAGGATGCCCCCGGGGAAAGTTACCGGGGGACTTCATGGAGCGAGAACTGCCGCCATACCGTGCTGCTGTAACGAAGCCAACCAGGTCGAACATCTGGCCGACGTTGATCGTCGGACTCACCTTAGCGGCAATCATTGCCGGTGGCTTCCAGCTGCTGGGGAAAACCCGGCATCGCTGGGAAGCCAGCCGAACCGAGCGCGTCCAACGCCAGGAGGCATTCGAGGAGCAATGGCGAGCCTCTCAGGCCACTCCCGCCCAGCAACAGGCGGACCGCGCCAGACCCCGAGAGCCGCTCAGAAATCCGAACCTGCGGTGCATCAACGGGCAACTGTTCCGGAAGCTACCCAACGGCTGGGAAAACATCCCCGGAGAACGCTGCTAGCGCCAGCACAGCCAGGTGCGCCACGTAGTAGCCCAGGAACACCCACGGGGCACGTGGAAAGTGACTCTGGGACCTCCCCAGCCACCAGACCAGCGGGAAAGCGCCGAGCGCGTAGACGTTGCCATTGGTGACCCAAAGCGCGGCCACCGTTGCCACCAGGCCAGCCCAGCCGGTCCAATGGCCCTGGGAGCGCAACAGCCAGGTAGTGGCCACGACCACGCCAGCGCCCATCCAGCCATAGTCAACGAACAGCCCGCCCACCAACCAGGCCAACAGGCCCAGCGCCCGCGAACGCTCCGTGCTGACATAGACGCCGAGTGCCAACGTGAACAAGACATTGAGCGGGAACGTGTAACCGAAGGCTAGCGCGTGGAAAGGCTGCGCCACCGCCGCGGCGACCAGCAGCCGCGTCAACGAACGCCCCGCGGCGGATGGGTCGCGATGCGTGTACAGGTTGTAGGCCAGCACCATGGCGAAGATGGGGAATACCACCCTGGCCAGCTCGGACACCCCAGCCAGGCCACCATCGAACAGGACTTTGTTGACGTGGTCGCCGGTCATCAGCAGCAGGGCGAGCCACTTCAAATGCTCGCGCCCGGCGCTGGTCAGCGTAAGCGCGTCAGAAATGCGGAGCGGGTGCGTTAACGACATTGGAGGTCTCCCCTACTTTCGTGAAATCACCATTGACCACGGCGCCATTCAGCGCGCCGCCCTGTGCCTGCGCTTGCGCCAGTGCCGGCGCAGGCGTCGCCGGCATGAGCTGGTCTTGCCGACGTTCCTTGTATGGGTTGTAAGGCAACCCATGCCGCGCCACGCGCCGGCATTCGGGCTGGCTCATCTCGTAACGCGTGCCCTGCTCCGTCAGGCACGTACAGGACGGTTCACCGCCCTCCTCCGCCGAAGGCATGCTCGACATGCAGAACAGCTGCGGGTCCGCCGTCGTCGGGCGTTGGTCGTACACCTCCGCCGTCCAGGGCATCGAGTTGAAGCGCGGAAGGTGTGCCTTGGCATACGCAAGGGGACTGTCGTACTTGACGACAGACCCATCTTTTGCGGGTGCGCCGGTGGCGGCCATTGCGCCAGCTTGCGCTGGCGCTGCGGCCGCCCCGGCTTGTGGCTCATCTTTCTTACCGAACAGGTTTTTCCCGTTCCAATACGCGTAGCCCAGCAGCGCGGCCGCAACACAGGCGAGCATCAGCCCGCGCTTCATCTTGCTGGAAATCGTCCGCTTGACGGTATGCACCTCGGCGGACTTGTACAGGCCGTAACAGTCGGCCGGGAACGCCCACGACTCGTGGTCCTCGGCCAGCAACGCGCGCGGGCTGCGCACGTTGTCAATCACCTTGCTGGCGCGGTACACCGTGGCGAGCTGCTTGCCGTTCTCACGGACCAGGTGTTCGTGCAGACCCACCAGCTGGCGAATATTCAAGTGAATCAGCGACGGGCTTTGCGTGAGGATAATCAGGCGAATGCCGACGTGACGGATGGTCTCCATCGCCTGGATGTTGCGCGGCACTATCTTCTCGGGCTTGCCCGTCCTGGCGTCATTCACCGTCTCGGTAACGCCTGCGCGCCAGAATTTCTGCGCCTCATCCACCACCAGAATCGAGCCGGCCGGCAGCTCTTCCCACTTCCATGGATCCTCAAACGGCATCGCGCCATCGATGTTGAGGCCGTTGAGGTTACAGACGTAGACCTGCTCGCCGGCCTTCACCGCTTCGCGGATGTACCACACCGCGCGCAGCGTCTTGCCGTTGCCAGGTACGCCGGTAATCAGCGTAATAGACGCGTTGGCGGCAATGGCGCTCATGCGTCCTTCTTTGCAAAGAAGATGCGCTTGGCCGAAATGAGCGTAAGGCCCGACACCGTGATGCTCGCCACCTTGGTCACACCGAACAATGCCAGCCAGCACTGGAAGCCCGCCGGGATGGACGCCCAGGCGGTCATGGCGTGGTCAATCAGCGGCTGCACCGCAAATTCGTTGGTGGCAATGACGATGCCCGCGCGGCCCAGGAAGCCGGCCACCATGATAATGGCCTTCGCGGCGAAGAACCGCATTATCCAAGGCCCGAGGACCGCTAACAGTTCAGCCAACACGACAGGCATGCTATTTCCCCAGTTCCAGCGCGAGCCAGACATACGCGGCGGCTACGAACAGCCAGCCGATGAACGTTGCAATCGTCCAAAACTGCGGCGGCACGTCGAACGTCCTGCCGCCCATGGTCCAACCCGTCGGACATTGCGACGCACCGCCGCCGAACAGATTGGGATTGAAGCCGCTGTTATCGAAAGTGTGGAACATCGAGTTCGGGTCCACACCCTCATGACCGTCGCTCGCAGGCAGGGAACGCAGCGCGTTCACTTCTGCCTGCTTCAACGCGGTCATGTGGTCTTTGATGCCCGTCTCGCCGCCGGCATCGCTGTCCATCTTTTCCAGGGCACAAGCCGTGCGCCATTGCATTAACAGCTGCGAGTATTCCAGCGCATCACAATTGTCACCGACGCAAACAGGCATCGCGCCGCAGCTTCCGCCCGTCACATTCTTGGGCTTGCGCGTATTACACTCGATGCGCCATTGAATGCGCGCCATCCCGCACATGATAACGTCGCCCGAACACGACGGCGGCACATTGCAAGAATCACCACCCGCAAAGCTCGGCTTCGGGTCATTGTCGGGGTTGTCGTCGTCATCATCAGCAACGCCATCGCCGTCCGCATCCTTACCGCAGGTACCGTTCTCGCGGCGCGCCTCGCCTGCCGCACACTGGCCTTCACCAGGTAGACATGCGCCTTCCGGCGACCTGATGTTGCCCGCCGGACACTCATCCTTTTTTGGCTCGCACTGACCTGCCTGGTTCGTAATCATCCCTTCCGGACAGGCGTCCTTGCACAATCCTGTAACCGCATCCTTAACCTGATTCTCCGAACATTCCGGCTCGGTGGGTTCGCACGTCTGGTTCCAACCGTTCCAATGGAAACCCTGCATGAACTGACACGCTTGTTCGAGTGTTTGCACCGTGCACGCTTTACCGCTGCCATCGAAGCGACCGGTCCAGGTGCCGTCGCCGTTATTGAACATGGCCGCTTCGCAGCCGTTGATGCAAGACAGCGCTCCCTGCCGAGGG